AAAATTTTAGCAACTCCCTCCCATTTTATTTTGCTACTCCCTCCCACTTTTTAAAATCTTACACCCCTAGACCTACCTGCAATTACCCCTTGCGGTGGCGGAAGCTGGCATAATGTTCTTCTTTGTTGTGGCATTCCTGACAGATACTTTCTAGGTTATCTATATCTAACCTGTGTTCCCAACCCATTGCGGTCCGTACCTCTTGCCTATGATGCACTATGGTTGCTATGCTTGCATTACATACTTCACACATTGGATTCATTGATAGCTTTCTTGCTCTCACGTTTCGCCACTGTGTTGATGCATAGAAGTCCGCATACTTCTTGTTATCTGGTGAATGTCTTACTTGCTTGTTGTATGTCCGTTGTGTATTACCTTTGTGTTGTTCACAGTATACTTCTGGCATGTCTACATATTGTCTACAGTGTGCAACCTTACACTTACGTTTAACCATTAGAAGTTGTGCATTCCTTTTGTATTACTATTAAAGATGTCATATGATACTGTGGTGTTGGTAGGTGCAGTGATAGTGCTATCCGTTGCAGTGGTTACCTCTGCTTGGTCTTGTGCTTGTTCTAACTCTCTGATGTATGATACTAACTCTAACTTAGTATGAGATAGTAGTTGCTTGTCTGTCATACCCTCCATGGTCATATAGTATATCCTCCTCTATGTTGTATTGTCAAGGGTACAGTATTAAACTATACCCTCCACTATCTATTGTATATGGTGGTGATTAGTTGTTGTATCCCTCTAGTGTGGACTTCATACGTTTTAATAGCATAGGTCCAAATACATTCCATAAGATATAGGTAATAGCTAAACCAGTGTGACCTGACACCCACAGTGCATAGGGTAGATACACATACATTAGTCCTGCCATTACTACTGTAAATACTAAGATGATTAGTGCTACTACTAATTGGATTACTTTATTCATATTGTTTCCTCCTATTTGTTTTTGCTTTACTTCTATATTATAGCATACTTATTTGTGGTTTAGGGAATAGATTAATCATTGATTGAAACCAGTGGTTTATTATCTGTCTACACTTTTTTAATGTATTTAGAACCGAGAACACTTTTTAAAAAGTGTAGACAGTAACTCTATCCCTTGAGAGAGTAAGTGTTTATATTTTTTGTCTACACTTTTTTTAAAAAGTGTTCTTGGTTAGGTTCTCTGTACAGAAACAGAGTGTCTACACTAAGAACCATTATAAACCTTGATATAATAATGTTTTAGTAGTTGTCTACACTTTTGTTCTCTATGTTCTTCTAATATTCTACTCCATCTAGAGATAAATATAAAAAATAATAAATAAAAATATATGGTGTGATAGGATTTTAAAAAGATGTAGAACTGTAGACAAGTGTAAAGTAACAGAAACGTTGGTTTATCAACGTTTACAGTAGTGTCTACACTTTTTATAGAATGTTCTCTTTCTAAAAAAAAAGTCAGAACCAAGAACTTTTTTATAAAAAGTGTAGACAAAAGTATTGACAAATTAATCAACATGGTTTAGTATAGTAAATGTAAACCACAACAAATAACTAAGGAGGAATGTAAAATGCAACACAAAGAAGAGTACAAACAACTATTAGATAACCTATTCAACGAGAAAGGACTGGTATTTCACAACACACATGACAACAAACTAAATGAAGATGGTACTGAATACTTCAAACTATTTAGAAGTTATTGCAGAAAGAATGGATTAGAGGCAATAGCATTATCTGAACTAATGGAACTAACCAAAGAGAAAGCAGAAGAGGAAGATAAGTTATTTATGCATGCATACAAAAATAGAAAGCACTATATTTTAGGGATAACACTACCACCTAAAAAGAATGAACGTGTTGACATTACACAAGATGTTGCGAATTTCATTGAAGAATACAACTATACTATAGAAGAAAACGGAAAATGGATTGAATGCAATGAATTATATATTGATTATATCATGTATACTGAACAACCTACTAAACCAACAAGAACCGCAGTAACAAAGGCACTAACAAAACTTGGTTTGTCTAAAGGTGTAACTATTAAAATAAAAGTAAAAAAGAATAGAGAGCGTAAATCCATTAGAGTTTACTCAAACATTTCAAAATAAGCTTGACAAACTAAAACAGGTATGATAAACTTAGTTCATAGACAAATAAGGAGGACATAAAATGACAGAATATGTAGAGGTTACAAAATTAATTGATTGGTCACGTGACCCAGAATTATTGGAAATTGGCAAAGTATACAAAGTAGTAGTAGAGTATAAAGAATCATTATATATTAATGGTGTATCAATTTCTATTGATGGTTCTCGCCAGTCATATTACTTAAGTTCAGGTCAATTCAAATATGTTGAACAAAACGAGGAGGAAACAATATGAAATTAATAGATATGATTAACATTATCAGCAATGACCTAAAAATAACACTGGTTTTCGCAACAAAGACACCACTAAGTTTTGAAATGGAATCACGTGGAGCATATATTCAATATGAACCAGTCTATAAAACATTAGTCAAATATCTTGACAATGAAGTCATTGGGATGTATATTATAGACAACAAACATATTAAACTACTAATTAAGGAGGAAAAATAAATGACATTAAAAATTAAATGCTCATACGTAGCAGAAGGCGAACCATTCACATTAGGGAGAACATATACTATTTATTGCGAAAGCGCAACTACTGGTCTGTATTACATTAAAGATGATTCAGAAAGGTATTTAGAAGGTATTTTAGCTAGATTAAACAATGGTAGTACAGGTGTTCAATTTGAAATTATTGATGAGGAAGAAGAAATGCAATACACAGAAAAAGACTTAAAAGAGGGTACTAAATTACGTTGCACACACTCAAAACCAGCACATTGGACTGTAGGAAAGGTATATGAAGTATCATCAGACAACATTGGTGAGTTATCAATCACAGACAATGACGGAAGTCCCGCATTCAAAAATTACATGCTAGACTGTTTAAACGGTAACCACAACCCAGTATCATTTGAAATTGTTAATGAGGAGGAAACAATGCAAGAATTTAAAATAGGAGATTTAGTAGAAATCACTAGTAACACATCAAACGCAAGAAATGAAAAAGATGAACTTTATAATGTAGGTGAAAAAGTAATAATTACAGATGTGTATAGCACAACGGTAAGAATAGGTAACCACAAATGGACAAACCTCATTACTAAAGACGAACTTAAAAAAGTAGAACCAACCGCAACAATCACAGTGGACATTGAAAAACAACTAAATGATAGAATTGAATTACTACACAAGGAACGTATGAACATTATTGATAAAATTGAAAGAATGGAAGGACAACGAGTTAAATTGCGTGATAAAATTCAGAAACTAAATGAAGCAAAAGAAGCGCTAGAAATTTTAAAAGAATTTAAGTAAAACACTTGACACCTACTATACCATGTGATATAGTAGGTGTATAAGATAAAGGAGGAAAACAAAATGGCACTATTTGGTTTAGTATTTGTAACAATTGGAATCTGGGGAACTTACAACATTATCAAGTATATTGAGGATTAGGAGGTACAATAAAGATGAGTAAGCTAAAAACATTTAAAGTAACATATGGAAATATAGAAAACAAGGTACAGCGTGCATATCTTAAAGCATATCACTATAATGAAGCGTTACGCAGAGCTAAGCGTATAAATGGTTTATATTGTATTATAAAATTGGAGGAACAAGAATGCCAGTAAAAACGAACTATTATATTTGTTTAACAAATAATGAACTATTCAGCTTATACACAGAAGAACCAATTCTTGTAATGTATGAAAAAGCAGTTGAAAACGATGAAAAGTTATTGAAATTGGAAAAACCAGAAGCAATTGAAATTGATGGTGAAATGCAAGACACATTTATCACAATTCCACTTGATTCAATCTTATATGTATTGGAGGACGCTAAATGTTAGATGTAGGGACTTTTTGGAAAATGCCAGATAATTCATGGCATATTATGGTAATGTCAAACACAAACGGTTACATGAGTATTATTGCGCTTGAAACATGGAGTATGGAGTTTATGTACACAAAAGTAGTGCCAAGCGATTTAATAAATTTTGTACCAAGTGACGATTTAAAAATGAACATGAAGATTATTGATGAGGTGGCTAAACAATGAGTGATTCAGTGAAAGTGATTGGCTCAATATGGGCTTCAACTGACGGTCTAAATATTTACAGAATTGACAAGATAGACACACGTGGTTATTTTATCACATTATTAGACAATGAAATACACATGGTTTCTAAAGCATGGATACACAAACAAGCTACAATGTGTGACACAAAAGCAACAAAAGCACAAAAACAACAATTTGAGGAGGGAACGGAATGAGTATATTTGACGCACTAATACTAGCTGGAATTATTGTATCTGGAACAATAGCAGTATTATGTGGTATAGCACTAATCGTTGCATTTCTAAGCGTACTAAAACCAATTGGCTGGATTGCACTAGCTGTAATTTTACTAGTAACTATATTACTTTGGATTGGCATATACCAATACGACAAGCATTATCTAAATTAAATATGCTATGATAAGGGAGAAAGTTAAATAAAACAGTTGACTTTCTCTTTTTTAGATGGTATATTAATATCATAAGATATTTAGGAGGAATAATAATGGTAAATGAATTACAAAAAGTTGAATATGACCAACCAGTTGAATTAAGTTTTATCAGCACGCTTGAAAAGACTTTGACACCTAGCAAGCAATATATCAAAGCATTAAAGGACTACGAAAAGGACCACAAAGAGTGGGAGGTTGACTTTAAAAATGGAGATGTTGCTAAGAATGCAGAGCCACAACGACCAGAACCAACCTATGATGGCTTAAATGCAGAAGCCTTAGCGGTTCACATGGCTAATGTGCTACCAGTACACGCAAGTTCTACAATTGGTTTACCAGTTGTTTACAACCATGACACAAAAATTTATGAGGTATCAGAGGACAATTTAGAAGCTCGTTTATGGCAAAAGCTTTACAATGAATTTATGATGGTCTACACACCACATTATGCAGAAAATGCAAAGGTGGCTAACCAATTTAGAAATGCAGTCCAAAGAATGGCAAAAAATGCGCTTGCTTCTGGTGCTAACTTACCATTTAATGACAAAATGGACCCAAACAAAATAGCCTTTAAAAATGGGACATATCGCTTTAAAGAGGACACATTAAAGCCAACTGTGAAAGAGGACTACCAAACAACAAGAATTGAATATGATTATATTGAGAACCCTAAGCACAATATCGTTGCTGAATGGATTGAGTATATTTTAGAAGAGGACGCAAAAACACTTTTCCAATTGATTGGACGTATTTTCTACCGCAACCAAGACCCACAAGCAATGGTATTCGCAACTGGTGAAGGTAGTAACGGTAAATCTCACGTTATGGCATTTATTGAGGAACTAGTAGGAAAATCAAATACAAGTCATGCAACACTAGCTAGCTTGTCAGGTAATAATGACAAATTCGCAAGCTCTCAATTATTTGGTAAAATGGTGAATATTGAAACAGATATGCCAGCACAGCATATTAAACAAACAGGTACACTGAAAACATTATCAGGTAATGACGTTATGAGTGCAGAGTACAAAGGTATTAACAAGTTCACATTTACGAACTACGCACTAATGATTTTCACAACTAATAACATGCCTACGTTTTCAGACACCTCACATGGTTTTTTGCGCCGTATTATCACATTACCATTTAACAAGACTATGGGAAGAGATAACCCAACAGATTCAATGTGGCTGGAACGTTCAAAGAATTTCACATATGAAGAAAAATCAGAGTTTATCAGCTACTGTTTACAACAATATAGAAATGTACTATTTGGACTAAATGGAGAAACCAAAGGACACTTCTGGACCAGTGATAATGCAAATAAATTGCGTGATGCCTTTATCCAAGGAAATGACACAATGGCAAACTTTATTGACATGAACGAAATTGAGTTCGTGGAAGATGAAAACTCATTTATCCCAACAAACGAATTATTAGAAGCATATAACGATATGTTAGTTAATGAAGGACTAATGACCGTTTCAGCTCGCAAGTTTGTGCCAGAACTACAACGTAAATCGCAGAATATTGTATTAAACAGAGTTAAAAAACGAGTTAACGGAAAACCACAGTATGTGTTAACCAATATTAAATGGGCTAACAACTTTACTGAAACAGATAATATTTTTTAAAAATAATTTAAAGAAAGTTGACTAAAACAGTTGACTTTCTTTTTTTCGCATGGTATACTTAGTTCATAAGTTAAGAGGAGGAAACAAACATGACAACAAAACAAAGATATGAAGCTAAATTAGAAAGACTAAACGAAAGATATGACGAGTTAAAAGCGCAAATGATTGAAGCATACGACAACGGAAACAAAGAACTAGGACATGAACTAAACGACAGACTAGAAAACATGTTAGATGTGATTTTACTAACTGAAACAGTATTAGAAAACTTAAAATAAAATCAGAAAAGGGGTTGACAAGTTCAGCCCCAACTGATATACTTAATTCATAAGTTAAGAGGAGGATATGAGATGGACTTTCAAATTGGAACAGTAAAGAAAACACAAGGACAAGTAAAGAAACACATTACACAATGTACTCCACAAGAGAAAGAACAACTAAACAAAGCAAAAGACAGAGTGAAAGACTTGTGGTTAAAGCGTGGTATAAAAACAGGGTATCACTTACAAGATAAAATAAGAAATGGTGAAACTAAATTTTCATATCTGCGAGCAATGGAAGCAATGATACATGGTGAAATTATTGAATATAACGAAACAGGTGCAGATAAACGTGTTTTGATTCGTTCAGGAATTGGGTATGTAGGTGAATCTATTGATGATATAGTAGTACAATGTATAGTGGTTTCTCTATTTAGCGGTAAAGTAATTACAAGCTATTTAAACAAAGATAGTGATAGACATAAGACACTTGACCCAAGGCGATATAATAAAAATTTAAAAATTAATTTACCAAAACACTTGACAAAATAAAAACAATCATTTATACTAAGTATATAATCAATTAGGAGGAATTAAGAAATGAAACATAAAGGATTAATTATTGGATTGGCAGTAGGATTAAGTTTTTCAGGAAGTACAGCAATGTTGGCAAACAACTTAAACAAGCAGAAATTGAATGAAGCTAAACAAGAATTACACTTATACAAAGAATTGAACGAACGTCAACAAGATATTATTTTAGAATATAAAGTTGTATCAGGAATTGAAGTATCAAGTATCACAAAAACATTAGACAATAAAGAGTTAATCAAACAACTAGATGAAAAAATTAAAAAATTGGAGGAAAAATAAAATGAATAAAAATTTAGAAGTTTTAACAGCATTATTGGTAGGTGGATTAGTTGCAATTTTTACAGTTGTATTCACAGGTTCAGATGATGTAGTAGTTCCAACATTGGCATCAACATTTTCACTAGTATTTTTAATTTTGATGTTCAGTGACAACAAGGAGGATAAGTAAAATGAATTTATTACAAGCGTATGAAGTGGTTGACAGTCATTTTTTAGTAGTGAAAGAATCAAATGGTATGACTGCATTAGTAATTGACACAACAAGCGACAAGTCAGTAGCACGATTATTTAATAAGTATAATGAGTTGACAAAAGTGTTAAATATCAGTTACAATGAATCATGGGGCGGAATTGAATTAGTAATTGGAGATGAAGAATAATAATGAAAACAGAAGGTATTATTGCAATTGACAATATTTTGAATGAACTGGAAAATGATTTCAGAAGTAAAGGTGTTTCACAGGAAGAGATGGAAAAATATTTAACATATGGTACGTTAGCAATGTTAGGTGTATTTTCTCAAAATAATATTGATGTAGAAAAAGCCATTGAACTATTGACAAATATGTTACAAGGTAATAAAAAAGGTGGTTCAGTACGTGAAACAAGAAGCTAAATTCAGTAGAAAAGTTGTAGACTATTTAGAAGCTAAAGGGGCAGTAGTAAACGTCAATACAGCAACCATATATGACCGTGTTGGACGTGCAGACATTGAAGCGTGCTACTTAGGTTATTATATTGCTTTAGAATTGAAAACAGGAAACTACCAGCCAGACCCATTGCAAATCACATATTTACAACAAGTTAGATGTGCGGGCGGATATGGTTTACTATTAAGAGATACACTTGATGATTTAGAGGACCTATTACTTCACTTAGACCAGATGGACAAAGGTGTGGAATATCCTTTCACATATGAACAACCCGATTTACCAGAAATAAACTACGAGGAGTTGAATATTGAATATGACTGAAGAAAAGCAAGTGAAAGTGGTAGATATTGCAACAGGTGAGTGTAATGTTTATGATTCAATAATGGAATGTGAAAGACAGACAGGAGTTAATAGAGGAACTATTTGGAATTGTCTAAAAGGTAGACGAAAACAAGCAGGAGGGTACGTATTCAAATATGCAAACTAAAATAGGAGAGGTAGAACTTCTACCTCATCAAATAGAAGCAATTAAATTATCTGATAAAAAGAATTTTGACCTATCATCCGCCGGAACTGGTAAGACTTTTTCAGCACTTGGTGCTTACTTGAAAAGTGGTTGTACTAAATTACTAGTGGTTTGCTTAGCACCAAAAGTACAAGATTTTGCAGAAGACGGAGCATTAATGAATCTTAACATTACGCCTTTAAATAATGGTACAAAGAAAAATAAAGAATTATTAGCCAGTTCAACCAGAGTAGCAATCAGTTTTGAGAGTAGTTGGCGTTTAACAGAATTGGTAAAATGGGTTGATAAAGATACCTATATATTAATTGACGAAAGTCATAAAGTAGGAGTGAGTACCTCAAAAGTAACAAAATTTATGATGAGTTTATGTAAAAAGACAACTCATGTTAGACTATTAACTGCAACACCTATTAGTAACGGTAAATTAGAGAACTACTACAGTCAGTTATATATGTTAAACGTGTTTCGCAAACCAAAGAAAGACTTTGAGCAACTATTTGTTATTAAGCAAATGCGTCAGATGGGGTCACTAAGGTTTATGGATACGGTGGGTTATCAGAATGAACATTTATTACAACAAATGATTGATGAATGTTCTGTAAAATTCAAACGTGACAAGCCATATCTTCCAGAAGACTATTACTACAAGACAAAAAAACCCGCAATGTTTAATAAATTAAAGAAAAAACGCATATACAAAGCAGATAACGGTGAAGTGATTGAGTTAGATAATAGTAGTAAACTATTTAACGCACTGCGCTGTGTGAGCCACGGTTTCTTACTAGGAATCAATAAACAGGTAAGTAAAGAACCATTTGAACGATTACAAGCTATCTTAGAAACGCACAACAACGAAAGAATAGTTATCTTTTACAACTATAACGCTGAATTAGAAATGCTAAAACAATTACTAAGTAAGTTAAAACGCCCTACAAGCGAATATAATGGCACTAGAAAGGATTTAAAAGAGTTCAAAGGTAAATCTAACGCAGTAGTCCTAGCTCATTATAAGTCAGCTTCTACGGGAATAAATGACTTCGTCATAGCGAATATTATGGTGTTTAACAGTTTACCATTAAGTTCAGTTGAATTAATACAAGCTAAAGCACGTATAGACAGACATGGTCAAACAGAGAAACCCCTTTACTATTTCATTGTTCCAGACACACCAGTAGAGAAAAAGATATTTGAAACAGTAACAAATGGTAAAGACTTTACTAATGAAGATATTGAAAATATTTTGAACTAAAGTGTTGACAACTACTATATCCTATGATATAGTAGGTACATAAGATACGAGGAGGGAACAAAGATGTTTACTAAAGAAGATAAAGAACAACATTGGTATAAAGAAACTTATTTAGATGCAGTGAAAGGATGGTTCATGACATTTGCAGTTCTAGCCGTGACTGCATGTTTGATATTTGAGTATGTTGATACAGTAGATACTGAGGGTTATGAAGTTAACCACCACGGTGAAGTGGTAACCATTAGTAGAGACTTTTAAGGAGGAAAGTAGAATGAAAGTACTGAGACTTAGAAAAAATGGTAAAGCGCCACTAGTTGCTGGTGCCTTTAATGGTGAAGATGAGAATATTGTACGTGATTGGATAAAAGAAGGTGGTAACTGGGGATATCTAACTGGTTCGTTAAATGGAGTAGTAGTAATTGATATTGACACACACAACGGTGTAAGTGGTGCAGATAATCTCAAAGAGTTTTGCGAAAAATATGATATTGAGTTACCAGACACTAAAACAGTTATGACACCAAGTGGTGGGCTTCATCTGTATTACAACCTACCTGAAAAATATAATGATGTGCAATTCATTCAGAACCACAAGGAACTTGAAGGTGTTGACTTCCAAACACATGGACGCTACATTGTTGGGTGGGGTTCAACTATTGATGGTCTTAAATATCAAGTGATTAACAACCAACCAATCGCAGACCTACCTGTAAAATGGTTTGAGTTATTTAAAGATAAAACGATTCAGAAAAAGAATAAAAAGCGTGAGCGCAAATTTACAGCTAACTTACTTGGAGACATCATAGCAGGGTGTGATGAGGGGTCTAGGAATAACTTTTTAACCCAAATCATTGGAAAGTTATTTGCTACAGGTTTAGAACACGACGAAGTACGTGTATGGAGTTTATACGTAAACCAGATTTCATTAAACCCACCACTACCAGAAGAGGAGGTATTAAGAACATATGAATCAGTCAGAAAACGCGAACTCAGAAGAATGGCGGACGATTAATGACCACAGTAGATACATGGTATCTACTTTAGGTAGGGTTAAAAACAAAGATACAGGAAGAATTCTAAAAGCTAGCAAAAACAAAACCGCTGGGTATGTGTATATAAGACTATATTCAGATAGTGGTAAACGAACCAACTTTAGATTACACAGATTAGTAGCATTGCACTTCTTAGACAACCCAGAAAACAAACCAGAAGTAAATCACATTGATGAAGATAAAACAAATAACGCACTATCAAACCTTGAGTGGTGTACTAGGAAAGAGAATGTAAGGTATGGGACAGGTATATCAAGACGTACACATAGTTTAAGTATACCTATACTCTGCTCAAATGGACTTGTATATAATAGTTTAAGTGAATGCGCTAGAGCATTACAATTATCTAGTGGAAGTATATCAGAGGTATTAAGCGGAAAAAGAAAACATACAAAAGGTTATAGATTTGAGAGGGTGGACAATATTGAATAATTTACACATGTTTAGAAAATTGTTCCCAAATGGTTGGCTTATTGATGTAAAGCACAATCCAAATGGGTTTGGTGATATGTATAGTACAAATTATAACTATTCAGTAATGATGCAACATGTACCAAGTGGATTTGTTAGATTTGAAAATATTGAAACGGCGCAAGAAGTTTTTCAACTTATCGCAAAATATGCAAAATAAAAAAGCCAACTCATACGAGTTAGCCTAAGATAGTCTAGGGTAGGAGGAAGTACCCTTGCTATAAATATATTATACCATAAAATAAAAGTTTTGTGTTGACAAATGAACGTCAATATGATAGACTGATATTATAAAACATTAGGAGGAATTAATTATGAAATTACAAGATGGAATGGTAGTAAAACGCAAAGACAACGGTTTAAAAGGTGTAGCACATAAAATGGAAGGTAAAATGTGGAAAGTCAAATATCATGACGGAACACACACATATACTACAGAGAGTGCTTTTAAAAACCATTTTGTTATTCCTGAATTAGAAGTTAATTTTGAAGATTCAAAATGTGATGGTGTTGAACCTGAACAAGAAAAAAGTATGACATATGATGAGTACTTATACATGTCAGGTGGTGTTGAACCTGATGTAGAAGTTTATTTTGAATCAGATTTGATTGACAATCAAATTCATTACACAGTTAACGGTATTCAACCAATTCAAATAATGAAAGCTAACATGACAAAAGAAGAATTCCGTGGTTTCCTAGAAGGAAATATTCTAAAATACCCACTACGTTATAAACACAAAAATGGACTAGAGGACCTTAAAAAAGCAAAAACTTACCTAACTTGGCTGATTGAAGATATTGAAGAAAGAGGGTTGTAATATGGCTATGGAAAATGATTTAGTAAGAGTATTCAAAAGAGATATAGGTGATTATAAAAAGATTATGTTGTATTGTAATTCTTCATTAAGTGAACAAGAATATCTGGAAGTAACACAGTACCCAGATGGTGATTGTGTTGTGTATTTAAATAGCGAATACAATGAAGAAATCACATTAAGTAAAAAGCAACTAGAAAAGTTATTGGAGGAACTTAAATGATTGAAAAATTTGAACCATTGTTTGAACCATACGACCGTTACGCAGTTTCAAACATGGGATATGTAATAGACCGTGACACTGGTTTAACGGTATGGAACTCATATGAGGATAACGGCAAACCATACGTAGTCTTAGAAGGCTCACACAATAAGACACGTAAGTTTTTTATTGCTAACTTAGTAGCTGAATCATTCGTACTAAATAAAGACAATCTAGGCTACCTATATTATAAAGATGGGAATGTTAATAATACGCACTGCAATAATCTTGGGTGGGCTATTAACCCACAAGAAGGAAAACAACGTGTTGCACGTCCACTGCGCAAAAAAGTAGAGGATAAACGTCATAAATTAATCATTGAAATTAATAAAGCAATTGACAAGGATAAGTGGGACACTGCAAAAAGATTAGGTAAACAACTTTGGCAGCTAGAAGGAAATTCATGGGAGGGTAGAAATACACCAGCTCAATATTAGGAGGGATATATTATGAAAGAAGAATGGAGAGATATTAAAGGATATGAAGGTTTATATCAGGTTAGTAACTTAGGTAGAATTAAAAGTTTAAAAAGAACAACCAATAATTATTCATGTAATACTGACAAGATATTAAAACCATCGTTTAATAAGAAAGGTTATTTACAGTTACAATTATGTAAAGATAACTGTGCTAAGACCTGTAGAGTCCACCGCTTAGTAGCAGAAGCTTTCATAGCAAACCATGGAAACAAACCAGAGGTAAATCATATTGATGAAGATAAAACAAATAACATGGTTTCAAATCTTGAATGGGTTACAAGCAAAGAGAATGTAAACCATGGTACAAGAACATCAAGGATGATTATCACTAATTTAATACCAATAGTAGCAATCAAAGATAATATAAGACTAGAATTTAATAGTCAAAAAGAATGTGCGATAGAACTTGGATTGTCAACAGGACATATTAGCGAATGTTTGAGTGGAAAAAGAAAAACACATGGAGGTTGGAAATTTGAGCGGATTTAACTATGATATTCATTATACAGGTAGTAAAGGAAATTCAGTATCAATATATACTAATCAATTTAATATATTAGTTGATGCAGGTAAGCCTTACAAATTTATAGAGCCATTACTATATGAAAAACATTTTTTAATATTTACCCATAGACACGGGGACCATTTCAAGCCAGCTGTTTATAAGAAGATTCGTGAAAACTTTCCAAACATTAAAATTTTAGCTAATGAAGAAGTAAGTAATCTAATGTTTGAAAAAACAAAAATTCCAGCTGATGTTGTTTTTAGTGATAACTTTCAGTTTCAAATTGGTACAATGAAATTCACAACTATCCAGAACTATCATGGTGCTGGTGAAGAATTAGTTGACTGTCATGGATTAATTATTGAAGATATTGAATCTGGTGAAGTATTATTATACGCAACTGATTTAAGCACTACAATAGATTATCAGGAATATTTAGATAAAAACGCTTTACAAGTAGACTACTTTTTGTTAGAATCTAACTATGACCCACAAGTAATTGAATTTTATGAATCAACGAAAGCACACACTGGTTTTGATATTTTTAGCAACGGTTCATATCGTCACTTAGCTTCAACAGAACATAAAGAATTTACAGAAAAGTATTGCAAACCAGATTCAATTGTGGTACCATTGCACCAAAGCGAAACATATTCAACTTTTGAAGGACTAATAAAACGTACTAAAAAAGATGAAAATAAAATCACAATGGAGGAAGTGGAAGCATGGAAACAGAAAAATCAATTAACCTAACACAAACAGACTTTCTGAACATTATTGACATGATGAATAATTACATTATTAAAGTTGGTTATGATAATGTAGGTGAACCATTTAAAGAAACAATCAAAAAGATTATTGAAGCGGATGAAAATTTTTATGAATAATGAACAAATGAGTTATAAAACATTACTAATTTTAGATTATGGGTATACTGTAAATGACCTACTAAACACATTAGAGGAACGAACGGACCTAATTAAAATGGGATTCACATTTAACGAGATTTTCAAAGCTAAGTGGCTACGATTAAAAGCGGAGGACGAACGCAATGGAATTTGAAATTGCAATTAAAACCAATGGTGTTCAGTCAATCGAATTTGCAGACTATGAAAAAATACTAAATGACGCACAGAAGTTGGCTGATAAAATGAAAGAGCAAGAAGTTACAGAAGAAACAATCAAAGAGAATAAAAAACTAGTAGCTACAATCAATAAACGAATCAGAGAGCTAGACACACAACGTAAACTAGTGAAAAGTGAAATCATGACACCTTATGAGGAACTAAACGAAAAAATACAGACATTAAAAGATGTATTGAAGGAAGGTATAGAACATGTTAATGTACAAATTAAAACGTTCAACGAGCAAGAACAAAAAGAACGTACATTACAAATTGAAGAACTTTTCAATAAGTACCAAGCTTCATATAATGCGCCACAATGGCTATCTTTTGATAAGTTCATTGCCAAAAATAGAAGCTTAGTAACTAACAAAGCAACGTCACAAAAGACAATCACACAAGCGGTTGTAATGTATTTTGAACTGTTTAAACAAGACTATTCAGACCTGAAAGAACAGGTAACAGATAAAGATGACCGCATGGCAATACTTATTGCATATTCAAGAAATGGTTTCAATATGAGTGAAGCTATTGAAGAGTTTAAAGAAATGAAGTCAGAACGTGAACGACTGGAAGCTGAACAACAACGAGTAAGAGAAACGAAAGTTCCTGAAATTGTAATTTTAACAGGAAATGAAGATAAAGTTGTTGACAAACCAGTTGAAGTGAGTTATACTTGTATTAAGGTTAAGACATCAGATTTAGCCAAACTTAAAAAATTAGGTATTGAATGGGAGGAAATGTAAATGAAAGAATTACCAATGTGGAATATACACACATTAGATGGAAAAACGAAATCAGAAGTTGTTTTTGGTATTTCAACGTATGTAAGTAGTTGGGTAAAGATTGATGATGTAGGATACTATTTAGATGATTTTACAATTACTAAAAATGAAAATGAATACACATTAAAAGGTAGCGTACATGAACTGGGTGGTAAACCTATTAATATTTTCATTAATTACAATAAGCGTTATATTATTTTAGGTAAATAACCTACACAAGTAAGGGAAAGTATGTTATACTGTTTAAGTAGTAAAAAATAAAAACAAATTATTGGAGGAATTTTATTATGTCAGAATTACAAAAATTAGTTATCGTGAGTGTAGATGATTCAGAAATTTCAACTAAATTACAAGTTGCGAAAGAAGATTATTCAGCAATGTTTGATGCAGTAGCATACAAACAGCAATACAACAAAGATACTGAAAAATGGGAAGATTCAGAAGAAGCTATGAAAAAATATAATGAAGCACTAGAAGTTGCTGGTGGCTCATTTGAAGAAGATAACACTATTGAGTTATACGTTGATGAACAAACAGGTAAAGCATACTTTACAGAAGGCTCCGGTTTTATCAAAATTGAGAAACCACTGGTTAGCTTAAAACGTATTAAGAAAGCACCTATTGTTGCAATTCAAGATTCACCTAAAGGACGTTCAGTAGTTATTGAACATAAAGGTAAGCACTACGCATTCAACTTCAACACAGGGGTATGGGTTGCTAAAAAAGAAATGTTCATTCCTAACATGGCTAAACTTGGAAAAGCAAAAGCGCGATTCAACGAACTATTTGAAGATGTAGGTGTGGAATGGGACACAGCAGAAAAAGCGGTTGGAATGGTTGTTGATGTTACAGTTAATAAAAATCAATTAGACCCAACAAGTAATGTTGGCTGGTTAGAAGCGTTACCACTTGACCCAGATGACCAACCAGAAAAAACAGTTGAAGAAGTTGATAACTCAAATGACTTAGTAAATGAAGATTTACCATTCTAAAATAAATACACAAAACCCTTGACTTATGTTAGGGGTTTTGTTATTATATACATATAGGAGGTAATGAGAATGAAAAACACATTTAAAGTAGGGCAATATGTAGAACTTAAAAACGATAACCACAATGGTATTGGCAGCAAAGGTGATAAAGCATATATCTTAGCTAAAGCATTTAAGCCTATTGATGGTGTAGAACTTATCTGTAGATTTGCAAATGGTGCTACAGAAGGTTTCTTACAACGTGAGTTGAAATTAGCAACAAAAACACTTGACAAAATCACACTAATAAAGTAAAATGATAGTACAAACAAATTGGAGGAATTAAATATGCAATATGTAGGAAGTAAAAACAGACTTAGTAAAGAATTAGCACCAATCATTCAAAGTTATATTACAGATGAAACAGTAGCATACATTGAACCATTTGTAGGTGGGGCAAATATGATTGATAAAATCAAACATCACAATAAAATAGGTAGCGACTTACACAATGAATTAATTGAGTTATTAAAATATGCTAGAGATAATTACAAGGGATTACCAGAAACATTTAGTGAAGAAGAGTACAATAGTGTAAAAGCAAATAGAGATAGGTATGAGCCGTGGTACGTTGGTTTAGTTGGTTTCTGCGGAGCATTTGGGGCAGCTTATATGACTGGTTTTGCTAGACGTTCAAATGGTGACGATGTACCAGCACAGGCTATCAGAAGCTTAAAGAAACAAGCGCTCAACTTACAAGACATTAAGTTTGAATGTAAGTCATTTACTGATTATAATCCTTCTGACTATAAAAATTGTGTGTTCTACTTAGACCCACCGTACAGAAATACAACAGGGTATTCCACAGGTAAGTTTCCACATGAAGAATTTGATAAGTGGACTATAGAGTTGGCAAAAAACAATACTGTATTAATCAGCGAATATGAACTACCTGAAGATAAATTTGAATGTATTTGGAGTAAACCATGTTCAGTATACATTAATAATACTATAAATCATGGTAAGAATAAAAAAAGGGTTGAAAAACTATTTAAAGTACGTTAAATAATAGTATAAACAAATTGGAGGAATTAATACATGAAGAACATTGCAGAATTTAAGGACGCACCTGAATTAGCTGAAAAACTATTAGAAGTATTCAGTCAATTAAAAGGTAATTCTAAATCATTTGACCCTATGCGAGCTGGTCAACATGATGTGGTTGTGATTGAATCAACTGAAAAATTATCAGCAAAAGGTAAAGAAATGAAGGTAGTTAAATTGCGTTCATTAGAAGATGGTAGAGATGTTACAAGCTACATCATGAAGTTTCGTAAATATGACTGGGACAAATGGAAAAATATTGAAGTTGGTGACCGTTTATTAATTGATTTGAAATTTAGCAATGGTTTTGCCACAGTCAAACCTATTAGAAGTATTTCAAGTGGTAATGATGTACCATTTAAACCAAGTGAACCATTAACAAAGCAAAGCATTTTATTATTTGATATTGAGATTTTTAAACATGATAGTTTATTTGTATTTCGTGATTACTTTACCAAAGAATGGTTTATCATTAATAACAACCTTGACGAATTACGCAAGTTTTACCTTGAATACCGTGATTCAATGTTTATTGGGTATAATAATGCGTCATATGACAACAATGTAATGCGTGGGTATCTACAAGGCAAAAACGCTTATCAAATGTCTAAAACTATTATTGAATCAGATAATAGGGGTCTTGTTTACAAGATGTTTGATAGTCATAAAACACCATTGTTTGGAATGGACCTATACCAAGACAATAAAGGTTTTAGCTTAAAAGAGCATTCAGCATTTTTAGGTATCAACATTAAAGAAACAGAAGTAGACTTTGATATGGATAGACCATTGACAGAGGAAGAAAAAGCGAAAAACATTGCATACTGTAAAAACGATGTATTAGCAACTGAAAAACGTTTTGAACAAAACATAAGTATGTTGTTAGCTAAAGCAACTATTGCTTTAATGTTTGACATGGATAAGACAGACTTATTACAAACCAATGCTAACTTAACAGCTAAGTTACTTGGTGCAACCAAACAAGAAGTTAGACCAGACTTGACAGACCCATTAGAGTTAGATAAACGATTAAACATTAATACAAAAGAGATTGCAGACGCATATCTCAATCATGACTTTGAATTAAACGAAAAAGGCAAACTAAACGTGTCACTAAACTACACTACTGAAGATGGTTATGAAATGGTCTATGGTAGTGGTGGTGTACACGGTGCGGCACCTAGCTATATTCATATTGGATTATTCCCAATGCGTGACTGGGGTTCACTATATCCAAATACAATGGTTCAGTTCAACCTACTATCAAGAAACATTCCAAAAGATAAACTTCACCGCTATAGTGACTTACTTAAACAACGCATGGATGCTAAGTATTCAGGTGAAGAAACAGCAGATATTAAAGGCGTAAAGGTACCAACTTGGGTAATGATTAACGGTATCAAACTACCACTTAACACTAAGTTTGGTGCATCTGGTGCTGAATTTAATGACCTATATGACCCAAGAAACCAGTTCCTAGTTTGTGCTACTGGTCAATTGATTATGACAAACATGTATGAATTAATTAAAGGTAAAGCACAGTTTATCCAATCTAACACTGATTGCCACGCATACATTCCAAACAGTGAAGCAGATGATACAGCAATTGATGCAGCTTTAGATGAATTTGCTAACAAGATTGGACTTACACTAGATAAGGATATGTTCCAAGAAATATGGCAGAAGGATGTAAATAATTACATTGCTGTTACACCTAAAGGTAAAGTGAAGATAAAAGGTGCAATTGGTTTAACTGGTGGTTTAAAAGTTTCAAAAGCAGTTGTTTCAAATGCATTTATCAACTATTTAGTTGCTGGTAAAGACTACAAAGAATTTATTGAAGATTGTGAAGATGTAAGACAGTTTCAAATTATTACTAAAACTGGTTGGACTTTTGATAAGACTATTCAACGTGATATTAATGGTAATGAAACCAGTGCTCAAAAGGTTAACCGTGTATTCGCAATTAAGGATAAAACAAAAGCAGTAGAGTTGTTTAAGGTCAAAGAAGGTCAATTATTAGACTTAGAAGCTGATGAGTTTAAAGATAATTTATCATATACAAAAGGTCTAGCAAACGCACCTGAATACTACACTATTGATAATAACGCATGTGGTGAAGGTATTACAATTAGTGAGATTGACAAACAATACTATATTGAACAAGTTGAGGACACATTAGAGCTGTGGTTTGGTGAATCGTGGAAAGAACGTGTTGAACAAGCACATCACGAAAGAGAATTACAAGGATTTAAACCAGTGGAAGTTAAAAACTATATTGACTAAAGTGTTGACAAATGATAGGTAAGATGTTATACTTTACCTATCAACTAATAAGAAGGTGATTAAAATAGAAGTATTTTTTGAAATTAAAGGTTATGAAGGGTTGTATATGATAAGTAATTTAGGAAATGTTTATTCATGTAAATATAATAGATGTTTAAAACCAAGTGGTGATAATTACTTGCATGTAGTATTATCTAAAAATAAGAAAACAACAACACATAATATACACCGCTTAGTGGCTGAAACATTCATACCAAACCCAGAAAACAAACCACAAGTAAACCATGTTGACGGTGACAAATACAACAACACGGTTTCCAATCTTGAATGGATAACAGCTAAAGAAAATATAATACACGCATACAATAAGCTTGGTAAGGTAGCTAATGTTACTATGGCGCATGAGAGTAATAAACTAACATGTGAGGTAATAGAAAAAGAAACTGGAAAGATTATGGTATTTAATAGTATTTCTGAAGCTGAAAAACATTATAATGTATGCCAAAGTACGTTCAGTAGAGCTATTACCAAAGAATGTGGAAATATGAGAAAATATAAAATTAGAAAGTTGGATTAAAATGATTACAGTATTTACTAAAAACAATTGTCCATCATGTATTTTTACAAAACGTAAACTACAACAGTTAGGAGTTAACTATAAAGAAATTAATGTAGATGAAGATTTAGCAGCACTAGAATATCTAATGAAATGCGGATTGCGTTCCTTACCAGTGGTTTTCAAAGATGATGAACCTGTTGTAATTGGTGGATATGCACCAAACATCTTAGAAACCATTGTTTCATAGGAGCATTCTAAGCGCGTTTCAGATTAAAAGTAAGGTGATTATCCATTAAAACGCAAATAAAGACACCCAATATAGGGTGTCTTTTTATTTTATACTAATGTACCCCACGTGTTGTTGGGGTCTCCGTCATTTGGTCCAATTGGTAAGTAAATACGTGTACCATTAGTGTCTGTTCCACCAATCCATACATAACCGTCACCAACTGTTATTTCATCATACTTGAATACTGCACCTTGTTTCCATGTTCCGTATACTGGGGCATATACGCTTGGTCGTCCACTACGTAAAACAATAGCGTCAACACCAATTGTAAACTGATTAACTGGTTTACTTGGTTTTGGCGGGAACTTAGTGTTAAGGTCCTCTAAGTCGCCAGCGTTAGCATATGTTACAAATTTACCAGTGTTTTCAATCTTATACGGATTGACTGTACCTTGTTTCACTTCTGTAATTGTACCAACTTGGGTCCAAAGACTTGCACCAGCTACGAATGGTACCACTGGTCCATTGTGTGACTTGTGACCGTTATAAATGTAAACGTTTTGACCTTTTTTGAATGTCTTTGGTTTGCTTGGTGTTGGTTTTACTGATTCACCAGATACTCCATTGGCTAAGTCTTTAGCAAGTTGTGCTTTACTGATTCCCATTTCTGCTAAGTAACCATATGGGTCTGTGTGGTCACCCCATACATAATCTGATACCCATTTATGAGAGATAACACCTTTTTCCCAAACAGAAGAACCTTGGTCAAGTGTCATAGGAATACCAAACTTTTTACCCATGTCTCTTGTATAGTCAATGTATGCTTTATAGTTCTTTTTGAATAACTCTTTATCATGCGTATGTTGCAACTCAATTTGAATAGGTGCGTAGGGGTTTGCATTACCAGCGCCCCATGAAACGTTGCCTTCTGGTGCAATCTTATACACAATACCACCGTCACCAATGATAGCTGTTGTATGAGCATTAAACCAGTTGTTTTTCATGTACGTTGCTTCATTTCGTCCTGTGGCACGTTCATTGGCAGTTTCGTGTAAGATAATCTTATTAGGTACTGCAACCTGTCCTGAACCTTCCCAAGGGCTTAAATTGAACTCGTTATTAACTTCATATGCGTTAGCTGTTTGCATTCCAGCAAACAAACCAATGGTTGCTAATGCACCAAATAAAATACCTTTTAATTTCATACTTATTTGTCCTCCTTATTGTCTTTGATACCTTTTGTGGTTGGGTCTATAACTACACCTAAAATACTTAACACAACGAATACCGCATTAACCACGTCAATTAGTTTTTGGCTCAAACCAGTTAGGTTTGATAAGTCCAATCCAAAAATGTTTCCCACAACTTGAATCAGAACAATTACCGCTGGAATTAAAGTAATCCAAAACGCTTTGCTTCTAATACGTGTTTTCCAATCCATTTTAACACTCTCCTTATAATATAGTTATAATAGCACCAATAACAGCAACAATGATTGCCCCTGATACTGTGCGTGTTAGCCAAGTTAAACGGTCATTTATACTAGCAATGTCTTTCTCATTTTGAATTGAACGATGATGTGTTTCACTCAATAAATTATTGTTTGCCTTTAATTCATTTTTCAAATCTGGAATACCTTCCAAGTTTGATTCAATTCTAGCTAGTTGCACTTTTATTTCCATAAAATCCTTCTCTTCCATGTCAGCATCTCCTTATTTTATAGTAAACCACCGCCTTTCAGCTACTATTATAGTATATCACTTAAATAAGGGAAATGGTGTGTTTCATAGGAGCATTCTAAGCGTTTTTCAGTCGCTAATGTGGGTGATTATCCATTTAAAAGCAAATAAAAACACCCTATGAAAGGGTGTTTTTATATTATATTAATTGCATTTCTTCTAATACTACGTTTACAAAACGTACTGCCCTAATTCTGTTACGTGAAGGGTTTAATTCTAAAGCTACACCAAACCATTGACCACTCTTAACATCTATGATGGCAGTTGCTGTACCAACCCACTGACCACTTACGCTGTTATTTGCTCCATAAGTACCAATAGCTGAATACAACATTGTACCTCCTTGAGTGTTCGTTGCCTTATCAGCTAATTCAGAATAGGTATTTCTAACCTCCATTTTAGTATATGCATAGTCAGAAGCATCAGCTTCACCCCAACCCTGTATCAAAACAGTTCCTTGAAACTTAATACGTGCATTGCGTTGTGCCTGAAAAGCGTCACCCGTACTAGCTCTTTTAACTAATCCATTTAGACGGTCATATGATGTGTTGAAACCAAGTGCCTCTAATCCACCAAACCGTAGGAGTGTTCCATGCACTGCATTAACTACGTTTTCACCTTGACCCCAACCTGATATATTAGGTGAAAAACCATTTACTTTAATTAGTCCTCCGCTAAGTTCCGTTGTACCCTCAATAGTTGCTGGGTTTGTACCAACTTTTTTCGTTGTTGAGAATGACAATGCTTTTGGTTCTAAGGTAACTTGTTCATTTATTTCAACACCACTAACAGTATAATCCAATTGGTTCAAATATACTCTATCAGCTGATAAAAGACCGTTTGATTTCCGTTCAAGCACCGTTCCAGTGGCGTTATCATATTTATTAACACTATTTACTATTTGACCATATTTAATTGTTGTTGATTCCTCACTCCGTAACTTTTCTACGGTACTACCAACTTGAGTTACATATGTGTCATTATCTTGTATTATATAACCGTTCTCTATAATAGTTGTTCCGTTTCTACGTGCTTTACCACCTTGTATATCCTCTGTTGTGTTCCAAGTGTTTATAAACTTAGAACCGTTTACGATTGAACCATTGATATTTACTGCATTTAATGTTTCTATATTCAAAATAGATTGGTCAATTGTTTGTTCTTCCCACTTACCATCTTTATACACCTTGTATGCTGTTACCATAACATCACCTGTTGTTGGTGTATCAGCTACCGCATTTAAACGTAATAAACGAGTTTCAGGTACTACTGGTGCGACTGGTTCTTGTACCCACCAAATATCATTTTCTTTTGGTGTTGCTGGCTCTTCCTGTTGAACAAACACTTGTGGTACACTATTGAACATTTGTTCTGTTTTATTATTTATTTTTATCTCAATATCTCTTAATCTCTCATCAATACCTGATTGTAAACGTACAAAGTCAGATAATGTAGCTTCGCATAAACCTGTTGTGTAATCAAATTTAAGTTCTTGTACACGTGAACTTAGATATAACTGTTCGTTTTCATCTACTAACTCAATTGTATCACCAACAACTAACATATCTGGTATATTAGCAATGTCAACATCATAAGAAACCATTGGTTCACTATACTTCTTGAGGTGACCTATTACATTATTAATTAGTGTGTTTTTATCAGTTGTTTCATATTGTTTGTGTTGTACAAAATAGTTACCAACCCTGTTTAATCGTGACCATTGCTTAACATTTTTAGTATCACGTATGATACCATCTTGTTTACTTAATGTAAACCGCCCATCTGGGTCAGTCCAATTATACCCAATTAGGTTGATAGCTTTGTCAGACCCTTCTAGTGTTCCACCTGTTGCATATATTGCATTTACTAACTCGTAAATATCTTCATTTACTACAATTGAGTTAATATCTCTGTTCACATACATTCTGTGGGTGTTTGTTGTACCACGTTTTTTTCTAATGTCAATATAGCGCTTGTGTAGTTCGTTACCAACAAAGTCAAATCTAAATTCTAATTCAGCGTTATCAAATTGTGTTGCAACTGACAAGATACGTTCTAAGGCTGTTGCTTCACCCTCCCACTCAAGTTTACGTGTGAGGTTTTTGATTTCATTAATACCAATATCCCATCCTGAATCATAGGTAAAGTAGTTAATGTAAAACGCAATGTTTTTAGCAGTATCTGCTTTGTAGCTAGTTGTGGTTTCGTTAAGTAAATCTAAACCAGCTGATTCTAATTCAAGTGTTCTAATCTGTGTTAGTGGGTTGTGTGTAGCCTTCATGATTGTTTGCCATTGTTGTTTACCATTCAAATCTGTATACAATACATAATTACCAACTTTAAATGATTGTTTAGCTCTACCTGTTGTTTTTGGTGTGAAACTAACATCTAGTGTCATTCTACGAGAAGATGTTTCAAGTGTAGAAACATCTTCCGCAGTGATTACTTTAAAATCTGTACTACCAGTTGTGCTGATAACCTCTAATAATGTAAACGTTCTATCTGTGATATAAAAATCCATCTTAATTCCTCCTATAAATATGAATTGTGTACTTCAATGTTAACTTCTGGTTGTGTTGCAAAGTCTGAAAACACTGGTTGTATATATGTGTCCCCTATCTCTAATTTGAATTTTTCCCATTCATTACCTAATGTATTTAGTCTACCATTTTCCACACCATTTATAAACAATTTTCTTTTATCTACATCTACTTCAACTATATCACCAGCCTGGAATACGTTTTTAACATCTTGGATATATGGTGTGTCTAACCACCGTACCTTTACATCACTTAAGCTCATCAAAATATAGTCACCTTTGCGAAACCTTTGAAACCATGTTCCGAAAAATGCAATCTGTTGTGTATTCTCAACATTATACACAAACTTATACTCATTTTGAATGTTTACATCATCATTCTTATTAAGTCCTTTTATTGAACAAAGTCTGTATATAATCTGGTCTTTTCTACGGTCTATGTTTATTTCACGCCAACCCTCTTTGAATTTTCTTTTATCAAGTTTATATGTGTGAATTACATTTCCTTGGTATACAAAGTCTAGGTATATATCGTCTGTAGATTCTGATGAATCACGGAATACAACACCTGCTACATAATCGTGATTAACGTCCATGATGTTGATTTCCATTCTACCTAGATAATTTATTTTAGCGTATTGAAAATTACAACGCACGTTTGTTGTAAACTGTAATGTTCTGTCATTTGTTGAACTTGGTGGTATTGGTAATGTTAATGATGGTCCATGCCAATACCAGGCGTCACTATCAGTAAAATTTGGTGTAATGTCATGTGGTGACGTATCCATACTTAACGCACCATCTACTAGGTTTGGTTTATTCATGTCACCAACATAATATGGGTATGATGTAGTGAAACCACTGTTAGTTACCATTCCTTCAGGTTCTGTTTTACCCCAAAAAGTCCAGTTTTCAACAGTTTCTAACTTCGTTTTTTCAATGTAATCAACTTCATCTGGTGACCCAAACTGTAGTACATTTCTATTCTCATTCAAGAATGCAATTAACGCATTGTCACTGTTCATTTTAACTGTGAATTTAGGGTAAGTTCTATATGTTCCGTTATTGCTAACTTTAATTGCAGTTGAAGTTAAATTACCAACTGTTGCGATATATTCAAACGTACCTCCACCATTTATTTGAATCATTGGTTGTGAAAAGTCTTGACTAGGTGTATCTCCTGAAACTCCGTAGTTCATACTTAACATTTTACACTCTTCACTCTCAATTTTAAATGTTTTAGTATATTTAACAAACTCTTGACTTACTTCTAGTGGTATGTCAATTGTATGTTCAGCCACACGTCTAACAGGTTTTTCAGCCCATTCAATAACCTTTATCTGACCAGCCCAATCTAATGTGGTATTCTCTGGTAGTGCATTAACTCTCACGCTAGCCATGACATCAATTGAATCACCCTTATTAACATTAACCCTAACTTGGTTTCTATAATCTTGCATAAACCAGCTCGTATCCCAGCGTTTATAGTCGTTGCTTTCCTCTACTATTTGTGGCATGCCAGCTGTAAAGTCAACATGTAATGTGTTTGACCCATTGTATTTATCAAAACCAATACTAAGCCAATTGTTGTAATAGAATTTAGGTGATAAGAACTCACTATCATATAGTATGTTAGCTGATGTACTTTCTACATTACTGAAACCTGTTGATTCTATTTGATGTGCTAAAGCATCAGGTACATCAAATGTTAATGTCAAAGGTGTATACTTGGGGTCTGTTGCGTCATACTCTTCTGTTCCTGTATAGATAGCGTTAAAATATCTATCTGGAAATAGGTCTAAAATTAACTGTTTAGGTTCATCACTATTAATGATTCGAACTAGTTCATCTTTAGTGTCTGATACACTCATACCACTATTGTCTGATATAATGAAGCCATCTATGCTTATAGAGTACTCACCAAGTTTCGTATTCCTAAAATGCTTGCCGTCTGTATTACCTACTGTGAAAAAGTCGTTATCCTTTGATAAAAATGGTATATTAACTTTTGCTATTTGAAACAGGTGTGATGTTTCCTTACCATCAAAGGTGAAGCTTCTTAAAAAATCATAATTTTCAGCCATTTCAATTCTCCTTTATAATTTACTATACTACTATTATAACACAAAAGGCAACCCTTGTAAAGGAGTTGCCTTGATGTTTTTAGATTAGTCCAATGTTACGTCTTGCGTTACGTTCATTCGTTGTGTTTATAGCGTTTAGTTCCTTATTCATTTTCTTACCATCTAATACAATATCTGTATTTTTAGCTAAGATAGCTTGCAATAACTCATTCTGTTGTTGCATTAAACCAACTAGTAGTGCAATATCTTGTGATTCACTACTTCCGCCAACGTGGTTACGTTCATCCTTAACCCCTAGCATTTGTTTTGCTTGGTTAAGCAATGCCATTGCCCTACCTCGTTTAGATGGTTCAGTTGGGATAATAACTTCTGGGTAGCCGTTTTCAGCTAGTGTTGCAATCTGTGGTGTTTTTGCAATACCACCATTGAAGTACCCTCTAATACGGTGACCACGTGGACCCCAACCGGATTTACCGTACTGTAAGTCATTTTCCCAATTACTATTGTTGAAGAACGCTAACAATTGGTGATAACCATTATTAATGTTACCATAACCAGGGACTTTGTACGCATCAAATGTTTGTGGAATATATTGTAACAATCCTCGTGCTGGGTTACCACTCAATGTGTTAATGTCAACCACATCTGGACTTTGAACAATCTTTTCATTACCACCTGATTCACGCATGATTTGAGCAACTAAACCAGCTACCTGTGAACTACTGATTGATTGACCCATGTATTTCGCCGCCTTGCGGATAACAGGAGCCCAGTCACCACCAGCCCCAGCTGATTCTTCTTCCTCTTTTTTCTTGAATAAGGCTTTAACTTTTTCAGCAAAGGCATTTGTCGCTTTACTACCTAAACCTTTTGCCATGTCAAGTGGAATGTGTGATAGTCCGCCTAAGTCCATTGCACCCATAATTGCATTGCGTGCTAAGTCTAATGGTTTACCTACCCAATCCATAATATCGCCAATGGTTTCTTTTACCTTGTTGATTCCGTTACCTACAAATGATTTTGTATTGGACCACATGTCTTTAACACCGTCCATGAAACCAGTTCCTTTTTTGTAGAATGGAACACGTCCACGTTTACCTAAGAAAGCTGATGTTTCATGTTCGTTCAACACATGGGTACCTTTAGGTGCGTTCATCATAACGTTACGTCCTTTAGGTATCATTGCATTACCATCTGGTGTGATGACCATTTCAGCTCCGCCACCATCATTTACTACCATAGGTCCGCCAACGTGTCCGCCTGAACCTGTTCCTTGTTCATACTGTGGTACATTCCATTTGGCAACTTGTGGTGCGCCAAATTTTTCTAGTACCCAGTTGGCACCTCCAATAATACCATTTACAGGACCACCAATTGCTCTTAGTACACCGTTGAAAATACTCTTAAACGCATTAGTAATTGCACCAGCACCGTTCTTCACTGCTCTTACCATTTGGTTTGGTAGGTCAGCAAACCACCCTGATACTGTTTTGATACCTGTACTAAATGTGTTCTTGATTCCGTTCCAAAGATTACCTATAATATTGCTTACTGCGTTTTTCATAGTGTTAGCTATACCACTGATACCATTTTTAAATCCATCAAAGATGTTTCTAGCACCATTTGCACCACTACTAAAGAAATTCTTAACACCATTCCACATGTTACTTACTGTACCACTTATTGCATTCTTGAAGTTGTTTGCGATACCTTTGATACTTCCACCAAATCTGTCAAATAATGCTCCAGCACTACTTCCGCCACTTGTAAAGAAGTTCTTAACAGCATCCCACATTCCTTTGATTGTACCTGTTACTGATGTTCCTAGTCCTTTAACACCTTTGAAAATCTTACCAATGAACATGATGTTGAACCATTCCCAAACAGCTTTGATTCCACCAGTAAAAATTCGTTTAATTGCGTCCCATAGTCCAGTGAAGTCACCTGTTAATACCATTGAGAACACATCTACTACACCTGTTATAACGTCAACCATTCCTTCAATGAATCCTATTACAGATTTTACAAATGATTTTACAACTTCAATTGCTATTTTAAAAATAGGTGTTAATAGCTTAATCAAGTTCATAATTGCTTTACCAATACGGTCGCCGTTTTGGTCCCACCATTTGGTTATCTTGTCAAATACTCTACCTAATGCGTCAAATATTTCTTGCAAGATTGGTAATAATAAAGGTACTAGCTCTTTCATAAGATAATTACTAACTTCTTTTACAATCTTGGAAACATTTTTAATCATTGGAATAACTGCGCCAATTGCTTTAGCAACTAATGGTACTACTTTTGGTAGAATATTTTTAGATATGAATGCCCATCCTTCTTTTACTTTATCAAATAAATCAATCTTAACTGGTCCGCTAAATGCTTTTTTAATGTCATTAATAAGAGGTTTTACAACACCACTATACTTCTGAATCTCTTTCCATGTGTTTTTTAGCATGTCGCCTAGTCCGTTAAATGCGTTACCTACAATTTTACCTGTAGTTTCCATTGCTTTATCTACGTATGGCATAACCTTGTCAACCATATCAAGTAACCAGTCAAATACTGGTAATAAAGCAACCTGAACTTTCTCACCAACTTCACCTAATGAAACTTTTAATCTATTTTGTAATAGTGTTACTTGGTCTATTGGGTCAAGAATTTCAGAATAGGTTTTTGATACAGTTCCAGCGGCATTTGCGGCTGACTTTTGGAACCCTTCCATTGACAATGCGTTACTGTCAATTGCTTCAACCATCTTGGTTGCCGCCTTGGTACCAAATACTTCACTGGCAATGTTTAGTTTCTCTTGTTCTGATGTTGCATCATGAATCTTTTTAATTGTTTCTCCCAATCCATCACTCATTGACTTACCTTTTTTAGCATAGACAACACTTGCTTTAGCTAGATAACCTAATGTGCTTGCACTATCAATACCAGTCTTTTCTAATTGTCCTAGTAATGTTGTTGATTCAGAAACATCTAATCCCATTGCTTTAAATTGTGGTGCGCCTTTAATAAGTGCATCAAATAACTGTTCAACACTTACCCCAGTATCTTGACTTGTTTTACTGATTGCATCCAATACTGTTGGTAACTCTGAAACCTCTAATCTAAATAACTCTAGCGCCTTGTTAGCACTTTTGGTTGATTCTGAAACATCAGAACCATTGATTTCTGCGAACTGTAGAATAAGTGCAGTTGCTTCTTCTAATTCGTCACCCATTAAACCAAATTGGGTGTTTACTTCACCAATTGCACCACTGATGTTTTCCATTTCAGTTGGAATGACACCTGTTAGGTTCTTGAAGCTTTGTTGTAAGCTCTCTAAGTCCTTACCGCTTGCACCAGTTGCTGTTGTAATACTATCTAGGTTTTCGTCTAACTCTTTAAAGGCTACGATAGATGCCCCACCAACTGCACCAACTGCACCAGCTAAAATGCCAAAACCTTTTACACCAACTTTGATAGCTGAACCGATTCCAGAAAATCCTTTTTTAACAGCTCCAGAAACACCACCAGCGGTCTTTTTAAGTGAATCCATAGCACCGTCTAGTTCTTTAGTTTCTTTCTTGGCATCTTTTGATTCGTCACCAACTGCCTTCATTGCTTTTTCAGTGTCTTTTAATTCTTTATCTAAACCATCAATTTTCTTTTCAGTGTCTTTACTTGCATTAGCATATGCTGTTAATTTACGTTTTGCATCCTCAACTTCTTTTGAGTTGCTACCATATTCCTTGGTTAACTTCTCAACAATGGCTTCTTGGTTTTTTACTGCCTTATTAGTAATGTCTAAGTTACGTGTGTAGCCAGCTTGTTTTGCTTTGATTACATCTACTTCATTACCTGACTTCTTGGCTACTGCAATTTGTTTTTCTGTGATTTTATTGTTTGATTCAATCTCTTTACCATACTTACTATTTGTAACAATTGACTTATCAAGTGCGCTGTTCGTTTTGCTTAATTGTTGATTGTAACCATTGTACTTGGCTGTTGATTGGTTAATTTTAGTATTAAGGTTATCAACTTGTTTTGATTCAGCACCATATTTCTTGATAGCTTCATCTCTGCTTTTTTCTAACATCTGAATCTTTTTAGCTTCTAGTTCCATTACAGTGTTTAAGTCTTTTGTTTTTTGACTAAGTGATTGCATAGACTTACCACCGTCATCATACGCTTTAGCATTAGCACGCATTGCTGATTCAGCTTGTTTCATTTTACTTTGAAGTTTATCCATGCTATTGATTGTTTCATCAATACCTTCAACACCAATACCAAACTTCATGTTACCAATCGGTTTATCTGCCATTATTCTAGTTCTCCTTTCGCTCTAGCCAATTCTGCTGGTGATAATACTGAACCAAAGAATGACATAGGGTCTTGCTTCTTCTCTTTTTTAGGGGCTTTCTGATTATTAAATAAATCTAAAAGAAAGTAGTAATCAGAATTGTTTATCTCTGATAAACTCCAATTACCACTTTCTAAAAGTTTTCTATATAAGTCATCAAAGTTTTCTAGCTGTTCTGTGAATGACGTATTTTCTAATTCCTTTAATTCATCAGCCCCTAAGCTTTTTTTCCTTCATCATTAGCACCCATTGCATTTGAGAAAATATCTTCAATTGTAGGCATTAAGTCATCTGCTGAAATTGAATCTTGAATTGCATCAAATGTAACACGTGGGTCCAAGAATAAATCCGCTACTAATTGAATCATTTCATCAATAAGCTGTAGTTCAGACATTTCAATCTCACCAGCTTCAACCTTTTCAACCTGTGCATGGAATTTAATCAATTCACGCATGCCACGTGTTGTAATAGATTTTTGTTTAACTGTAAAGCTTTTTCCTTCTTCATTTTGTAGTGTGATTTTAATCATTGTTGATTCCTCCAATAAATTTATTTTTCTTACTAAAGATATTATAGCATAAACACTAATGGTTGTGGGTGTTGGTGAAACCAGTGCAATAAAAAAGAAGAGCTGTTAGGCTCTTCTAAGTCAATTCAATTGATGCACTTGTATCTGCTGGCGTCACCTGTCCGACCACAGGTGGCGTGCTAGGGTGTAACAATGTTGTTTACTTTGTCAACAAACTTATCAAGTGTTAATGTTTCGCTTGAAACAGCACTCATGTATGCATACCCACGTGAATCTGTTACAAATGAACCTTCAATTGTTTCTGTGTTTGGTTCTGTACCACCAGATTCTGTTGTATTCAATGCGATTTCTGGGTGGCTGAAACGTCCTTTAACTAAACCAAAGTACATTTCTTTACCGTCTGCACCATCTGCGACAAATACTGCTGAAACGTAAGGTGCTTCTGTATCTTCGCCAACGATTGCAATACCATCTTCACCACGTTCAATACCTAAAATTTTCTCATAAACGTTGTCTTTATACAAGTCAAATACGTTTAATGAAGCTGTTAACTCTCCAACCCCTTTTGCTGATACCCAAATTGGAACGTTTGACGCATAAACGGTTGTTTGTTCTGCTGAAATTCCTTGAATTGACGCTTCAATAGTACCTCCACCGCTTTTATCAATTGTGTATTTATCAACGCCAACACCTTCTGCTTTAGGTACGCTGATAATAGCTTTTTTGAATCCTACGACTGCCATAATTGTTTCTCTCCTTTAGTGTTTATATTTTCTTACTAGAATAATTATATCATTAATCAAACAGTTTTAGGGTGTCACTTACACAACCCTTTGACTGATTGTATATCGTTTGATAACTCTACGTGCGCCCTCTAAGTCTGGGTCGTAGCTTTGTTGTGATAATACACATTGTACATTGTCTGCACGCATGGTCTTGTCAATCTCAAAATAATACTTTTCAACTTCTTTCAAGTCCTCACACCATAAATCTACCTGAACATGCGTTACAAAATAGTTAGGGTCTGCACTGGCATATTCTGTGTACCTTCCGTCAAGCTCTACCACTCTACCAACTGGTAGTTTAGGTAATGTTTGAAATTCAGTGGGTACTTCATTAGTAAACCAGTTGACTTCTGGGTGCGCTTGCTCTAAAGCTTCTGCAACCTGTAATATTGGTAGTCTCATTTTAGAAACGCCTCCTGTAATGCTTTTTGAATGATTGATGCAACTTCACTCTCAATACTGTTTATTGTTTTTTGTATAAACCCTTGTGGTCGTTGTTTGATTGTTCCTAACTCTGGAAAGTGTGCCATCCATGCCACATCATCATCAAAGCCAACTTCTGCTATATGGTTATTCTTATTTGCTTTACTCATTACAACATGGTCACGCATATGTTCTTTTTTGTAGTCCTGACCATCCCTACTATACTTTGTGCCGTTAAAACGTGGTGTATTTTGCTTTAGTTCATTCATTGCTTTTTCACCAGCTGTATTCACTGCCTTACTAACAATTAGGTCAGCCTTTTTACCGCTTTTTTCTAATCGCTTGTAGACTTGTGAAAAGTCAACGTAGTTTGGACTACTCATTCCTTCACCCTCTTACATACAAGCGTTGTAAAGTCACGTTGGAAGCTACCTTCTAATACTTGTATGATGTCATAGTTAACACCGTTGTATACAACACGCATAGTATTGTCAATATGAATCTGTTGTTCGTATCTGATAATGAAGTTTGTTGTATCCTCTAAAACAGTACCTAATGATTCTTTATAGTCTTTGAAATACTGTTGTTTTACTGAACACCATATAGTGACCTTGGTTTCCCAATCACTGACCCACTCATAATATTCGTTCTTATGAGTGGTTTTATGTTGGATACTTATCTTTCTATCAAGTCGTTGTGTTGGTATCAGTGGCATCTTGTAACCCCCTTAATTGATGAATCATTGCTACGATTGTAAAGGGTACTTGTTGTTGTAATGCGCTTGTTGCTGGTACTCTGTTTTCATACCATAATGAAACCAACATGAACTGTAATGTCTTGAATCGTTTATCATCTGGTGCGGTCTTTAACTCAATAGCTCCTAAGATGAATAGTTCACTCGTATCAATCAGTCCTTGTAGGTAGGTATCATCAAAATCATAGTCTAATCTTAGATTGTTTTTTACTTCTGCTAATGTTAACATTATCATACCTCCTTAGTTAAAAAGAGGGCTTAACCCTCTTTTATTATCCAGCTGTTGCAGTTGTAGTGAATGCTGGTACATCTACTTTACTAGACTCGGGTTTTCCATCTTCAATAGCTGTTACTTGAAAATCACCTTTACTATATGGTGTTTCTGCTGTTAAACCAGTGATTGTTACTGGTGAGGGTTGTCCAGTCACAATCTTTTCACCTGTTTTCTTGTATACGTTAAATACTTTAGCCATAATTTACACTCTCCTTTTATAGTTTAAAAAGAGGTAAGGCGAATGCCCCACCTCTTAGTGTTTACGATAATTCAATTGTTGCTGATGTTTCAGCTGGTGTCACCTGCCCTACCACAGGTGGCGTACTAGGGTGCTGGTGTTAAAGTGATATATTTACCAGCGTTTTTATCAACGACTTCACAGTCAAAGCGCATAGCTACTGCTAATACTTGACCGAAGTATTGATGCTCAACCCAACGTACAGTTGTGTCTACGCGGTCGAAGAAGACTGCGAATGCATCAGGTTGTCCTAAGAATGCTACTTTGTCACCGTCTACTGTACCAATTAATTTATCAGCTAAAACAGTTACTTTACGTCCTAATAGAGATTTACCAGATGGTGCTTTGATGTCATCTTCTAGTAAGTAACGACCGTTAGCGTCTTTCATTTGGTCTAAAGCGTTAAAGAATGATTGAGAAACAATAAACTCTAAGTTGTAAGCTGGGTCAAAACCAGTGTTAACTTGTGTTTTCAAGTCATCAATTGATGTTGCGGCTACTGCTGTTGCTGTTTTTAATTTAGTAACGATAGCTTTGTTAGCTGTGTTCAAACCTTGACGTTGAATGTGACGTGCAATGATTCCAGATAAGTCATCATCAGAATCTTGTAAAGCTTCTTCTGCTACTGCAATTTGACCACGGTAAGTTTCAACTTCATATTTGACTTCTTCGAAAGCTGGTCCTTCTAAATCAGGGTTCTTTTTAAGTTCTTCAACTGATGCCAACACGGCTTCATTAGCTTTCAAGATTGGATATTTACCCATAGCATTTGTTACTTTTTGACGTGTAACCATATTACGTAAGTCAACAACTGTTTCAGGTAACATTTTAGCTTTTGTGATGATTTCTTCTGGGATAATTGCTGATGCATCCGCAGACTTAACACCTTCAAATGATTCAGGCAATGCACGTGTTTCTTTTGAGCGTAAGTATTCTAAGAATCCACGCACTTCTTTATTTTCTACTTCTTTTCCATCTAAAATAACTTTCTCCATGTTTTCTTCTCCTTTTTGCTCTAGTGAGCGTTTTTCTGTTTTAGGTTCTTCCTTTGGTTCCTCTTTAGGTTCTTCAAAATCTTGTTCAGTTTTTGCTGAACGTTCTTCTTTTGTTTCTTCCTTATCTTCTTTAGGTTCTTCCTTTGGTTCGTCCTTAGCATCTTCTGCTTTAGGTTCTTCCTCTGGTTTCTCCTCTTCTTTATTATCAACTGCACGTTCTTCTTCTTTAGGTTTTTCCTCATCTAAAGCTTTAATTTGTTGCATTACTTTTTCAGCTTCATCAAGTTTACCTTCTGATAATAAAGTTTGTGCTTGTTCCATAAGTTCTTGCCGTGACATACGCACACCCCTTTAATATTATTTTTCTTACTAAAGATAGTATATCACGAACAAGGGAACTTGTGGGTGTTACTTGTATAACACTAATAGGTTTAATTCTAATTCTAGTTTACGCTTTTGAAATTGTTTTGCTTCCTCTTCCATTTGTTCTAATGAACGTTTAGCCACACTAACATCTGTGTCTGCATATGCTGGAATTGAAACCAGTGAGATTTCAAATAGTGACTTGATTTGTTTGATAGTTCTGTGATTTATTCCATCAGCTTTGCGCCATTCATCTTTAGCAACTGTGAATCCAAACGAACACTGACTAAGGTCACCGCGTTTAACTAGTTCCATTGCATCACGTCCTACTGATGTATCAGGAAGTAATGCTCTAAATTTTAACCCAATGTCGTCAACCTCTAATGTTAATGTTCCACTCTTTGTCCGTCCTAATAACTTACTTGAATCATGGTCAACGAACATACGAACGTCACTCATATCAACACCATCTAATGCACGCTTATCTATGAACTCAATGAATCCACCTAAGTTTTCACTAGGTGAATCAAACTTTAAAGCGTAGCCTTCAACAATATTGTCTGTTACTGTTTCAACCTGTTGTAGTTGTCTAATTTCAAGATTCTTCACTTGCTGACACTCCTTCTTTTTCATCTACTTTCATTAATTCTTCACCTTCTTCAACATCTGCATAACCTAAATAGTCACGAATTTCGTTAGTCTTAATTGCTTTTAGCAACTCTTTATTCTGTTTGCCTTCAAAAACTCGTTTACGTCTATCTTCATAGGTATCATTTAATAATGTTGTGAGGTCTAATTCTAACTCGTTACCTGTTTTAATTTCAATTTCATCACAGATAGCTCTTTCATATTGGCTAATAGTTGAAGCAATATAGATGTCATTTGCACCACTATCTGTAGAGTTTACTAATTCCATACCAAAGCGGTTCAATGGAATACCTAATACTTTTGCAATCTGTTGTGTACTAAACTTGTTACCTTGAATCAGTTTAAGAATATCAGTATTCATTTTGTATTCTTGGAATTCTGTTGATTCGTCTAAGACAATAACACCATTACTGTTAGTGCTACCACCGTTTGCCTTTTCAAAGTCCTGTCTGATTTTTGCTTTTGTTTCGTTATCAACGTAACCGCCTTTTAGTTTCAAGATACCTCCACCAAATACACCGTTGGCAAAGAACTTGCTTAAAATCTTACTACCGTTTGACTGCATAGCTACTTCATCTTTCAATGATAGTAAAGGACTTCTACCAAGGAAACCATCTACAGTTGTAATTCTAAAGTGCAAAATATCTTCTGGTGTACATTTGTACATAATGCTACCATACTCCATTGTTACATCATACGACCATTCGCCTGTTGTAACGTTTTGGATTACATTTACTTGTTCAGGTTTTACAAACTCCAAGCTCTCAACTACTCCTAATTTATCTCTGTGGATTAATGCATATGAGTTACCGCTTAGAATCAAGTTTGCTACTGTTGCGTACATGAACATGTAATGACTTTGTTTATTGTTTGGTCGTTTGTTAATCATTTTTAGAAATTGTTCATCAGCTTCACTATTCTTAGTTGGTCTAAATTTTGACTGTCCTAAGTCACCACTAATAATGTTGATACCTGTGAAAATGTCTGAATTACGTAATGCCTTTTCACCTGTGATTTCTGTTGAATAAATGTCACTGCTTTCGATAAAGTCAATGAAGTTCTGCTTTGTTGTGCTTCTAGGTGCGACAAAAACTCCCATTTAATTATTCACCTTCTCCCAATTCTTTGTATAAGATTACTGATGGAATTAATAATGCTACTGCTAAGGCTACTAAACCAGCTACTAAACCAGTGAAAAACATTGCTGTGACTAGTGATAGCATACCTAAAACGTAGAAAATTACTACTAACAATACCGGATTTTGCATATTTACCCCTCCTATATACCCCATTTTACCACAAAACAATAGAAAAAAGAGTGCTAGTTAAAGCACTCTTTATACACCAAATCCAAATTTACCTTCTTCAATCAGTTCTTTAAAGCTAATATACTCATAATCAAAGTACATTGCTTCACTCATTGCATTAATTAAGGCATCTATAGGGTCAATTTTGTTACGATTCATAGCCTTTTCAATAGCTATATTGTCCGCAAACTCACGCATAATAGCATTATATACCGCTCTAGTTAGTAGTGGGTTATCTGTTTGAATCACTTCACCCTTGATAATTGCATCACGTAAGTACTTTGTAGGTGCATTTAAATACTGGATGCGCTGTGGTACTTCAATTAGTTTGTCTGGAAAGTCCTTGCTTAAGTTGATTACAGATGGTGTTGCTTGGTGTCCGTCATAGTAAATACCTTGTAGGTCTAAGTCATACTCTGTTATGAACTCTCTTATCCATTCGCACATATCTTCATGGTCTATCAAACCATCTTGTCGCTGACTGATGTTTACTAGTCCTAAGTTCTCATACTGTCTATACGGTATCTTATCTTTTATCTGTTTAGCTTCAATACCGCCCACAGAGGCTATAAAAGCGTGACTGTCAAGAAGTAGCTTGCGTTCCTCTGCAATAGGTATCACCCAACTAACAGCCGTCATATCGCCTGTACGTGCCAAATCCAGCCCTATATAAACTGGTCTACCTTTTATGTCATACGGTTGTGTTTGTTTAACAGCTTCCCAAGATTCTTTATCAATGAAACTGTCTTGTGATGATTGTACCCAGAAGTTCATCTCTTTAGTTAGCCAACCACTCATGTCACCCTTAGCCTTATACTCTGCTAATGAGTTAACCTTATGTTCGTACATTGTTTCATGTAACTGTGCATTCTCAAATAATGGGTTGCTCTTAATCCAGTTAGCTTCATCATCTACTTCACTTAGGCTATCCATTTCCCAACACAATGCAAGGTAAGCATCAGCTTCCACTTCCTCATTAAGTAGCTTAGTTATAAATGGGTATTCTATGCTGTACATTGGTCCATTCAAGTTTTTGGTTGTTGTACTAATAATCAAAATTAAACCTTGTAATTGTTGTGACTGTGAACTTTCTAATACCTCAATCATGGCTGTGCTTTTAGCTTCTCCATACTCATCAAGTACACCACATAGCACGTCTAGTCCGTCTAAGCTATCTGCATCACTTGATAGTGGCTTAACCGTTGATTCATCTTCTAAGTGTTCAATGTCTTTCTTATTAACTTTGGTTACTTTCCTTGTTCCATCACTTACTGCACGCAATGCCTTTAGCTGTGATTTTAACATGTTGAATACAATACCTGCTTGGTCTTTGGTGTTGGCGGCGGCGACTATCTGACGGCTTGCCTGTGGATATTGACCTAATAGAAACTCGTATAGTGAGATACCAGCAACCAGAATAGATTTTCCGTTCTTACGTGCTAAACTGATATATACTTTTCTGAATCTGCGCATTCCGTTTTTCTTTTTGCGCCACCCATATATCATTGCAATAATAAACTTCTGGAACTTAGCTAGCTTATTTGTTTTGCGTGTCTTTGGGTCTGGTAGCATTTCAATAAAAACCACTGGTTCTAATGCTTCTTTAGGGTCATAGTAATATGGATAGTCTGGGTCTTTTGATTTTTCTAGGTCCTTTTCATGACGTCTAATTGCTTGCTTGATTTTATTACCTATCGGTATTTGATTTTCTCTGATATAATTAATATAATCAGCTACAAAATCTATATTATTCATATGTATTACCTCCTCATATGTATTATAGCACAAATAAAAAGACTTAGGTCATGAGTTTATCCAAAGGGGATAACAAACTTACCTAAGTCTACATGTCCTCAACTATTGGAGTAGTTGTGACTGAATAACATAGAATATCTTTTACATAAATACATTATAACACAAAATGTTAACCTTGTGCGCGCATTTTAAGCAAAGCACCTAGTGGGTCTTTGCTTTCGTTCTCTATTTCTTTTGGTGCTACCAGCTTCAATCTTGAATTGATAGTTAAACCTAAGTCATTCGTTGCGCTTTTGATTTGCTTACTATAACCCATCATAGCGGTTACTTTAGGGTTTAGCTTTCCATCTGATGTCACTTCACCCTCTACTGAAACCTCTTCTGCCAGTTTACTATATAAGTAAACATAGTTACAGTAAGAAACCAATGTCTGCGAATCTAACTCACTAAGCGGTAAATCTCCTACGAAGTTACCAATTCGTTCCCATTCTGCATAAGCACCTCTTAACAATCCCATTGGAAAATATGAAAAGTCTAAAGGTTCATAATTGTATAATTTTTCTTCTTCTTTTTGTTTTTGAATACGTTCTTCTTCAGTATAGTGTTTGTTTGTTGCGTTGATTAATTTTCGTGGTCGTGCCATTTAGTCCACCTCCTTATATTTAAAGGTGTATCCACCGCATGTTTTACGTTTACCTTTTAAGCACAGTGATATACTTGACTGGTGTAGTCCTAAATCTCTCGCGCATTCAGTTATTGAGCAATAGTCGTTCCATTCTCCTGTTGCGATATCAATAGCTTTAACTTTCTTTGAACTTCTTTCATTTCTTGTACCATGATTTACATTCTCTTTAGCTGTCATCCATTCAAGATTGGAAACTATGTTGTTTGTTTTGCACTCATCAATGTGATTTACTTGTGGTTTATTTTCTGGATTTTGGATAAAAGCTTCTGCTACTAAGCGGTGAACTGTACATTTTTTACGTATACTGTTTTTACACAGTATCACCTGTAGATAACCATGGGTAGCTATAAATGGTTTCAAAATTCTATCAGAGTGCATATATTTACCTTGACACCTTTTAACTCTACCTATATTACTAACCTGATATAAACCTTCATACCCTTTAATATCTTTCCATTCTTCAATCATAATTGAATACCTCCTATTTATTGTATCAATAGTATAACACATTAAATAGGAGGTGTCAACTATACAATTTCAATAATTTCATAGTGGCGGTTTTTACCACCTAACTTACATTTAATATCCTTAAAATAACCCGGTTTTTTACCATAAAATTTGTCTGCTTCTGTTTGCGATTTAAAAGCACGTGTCTGCTGGGTTCGCAAATCTTTTACTAGAATAGGTTTCGGAGCTGGGATAATAATCACGCCCTTTCATTATAATTTGTTTTAAAAGAAAAACTCCCCTACAAATATTATAGCACAAAACGTGTTGTTTGAGAAACCAGTTTTGGTGCGTGTTATCAGGGAAGTAATTCGTGATAGTGAATCTGTGTAACAACCTGTGAAACGCTTGATATTATTGAAAAGAAACCAGTTTTTAATCGTGTTTTACGAGGGAAAAAGGCTGTTTT